GGCCGGGGAATGTGTCCCCGGCCGTCGGCGCCGTGGTGTCGGCGGTCATGCGGTCGGCTCGGGCAGGTGGCCGCGCAGGGTGCGGAGTCCGTCGAGGAACGCCTGCAGGTCGTTGATGAAGGTGTCGGTCTCGGGTCCGTCGAGGGCGACTTCCTCCACGAGGCAGCCGACCTTCACCCACATATGCGGGACGCCGAAGGCGGTGTCGACGTACAGCTGGGCGGTGAGCGCGTGGGCGTCGACGGGTTCGGCACCGGTGTCCGGGTTGGGTACGGCCAGCTGCTCGCCGTGGTACTCGGTCTCGCCGGGGACGCCGGGCGTGGGGTTACTCGTCACAGCCCAGGCGTAGGGGCCGGCCTCGATGGTGGCGCTCATGCGCGGGCCTCCGCTCGCGTCCAGGTGCGGCCGAGCGTGTCGGCGTGGTCGCCGTCGTGGTGGGCGTCGAGGGCGCAGTGCAGCATGTCGAGGTCGTCGTCGGAGTCGAGGCGGCCGGGCCGGTGGTCGCCGCAGGTGACCCTGAACACGACCGTGGCCTTCGCCTGCTGGGCTCTGTCGGCTTCGACGGCGTCGACCCACGGCTTGAGCGACTCGTGACGGGCGACGCGCTGGGCGACATCGTCGAAGCAGGCGAGGGCTTCGTGCAGGTCGGGGAACTCCTCGGTCACAGTCAGCGTGATTTCGAAGATGGAGCCGCGCTGGAGCAGGAGCTCGGCGTCGGCGATGGTCTCGGCGTCGGCGCCGGAGTTCTTGACGGCGGTGAGGATGGTGTGGATGAGGACGGCCGTGGGGGGTCGGTCCTCGGTGGTGCGGATGCCAGGCGCAGAGGTGGGGTGCGCGTGCGGGTCCTGGTCGGTCGACGACTCGAATGCCGTCAGGGCATGATTGAGCACGAGGATCCTTTCGCGGCGGCGCAACGGGGTGGCCTGGCAGCTGGCCCCGGCGTCGCCGTCTTCAGTTAGCGCTGGTGAGAGGTGATTCGATCGGCGGCGTCGAGGCGGCCTGGCAGCTTTCCTCGGCGCCGTCGCTGTCTCCGCTGGAGACGTGAGCTGCGGTACGCAGTGAGTCGATGAGTCGTCCGTATGCGAGGGCCTGGCGTCCTCGCGGTGTACGGGCGCCCCGTTCCCACCGCCAAACGGTGGACTGGTCGACCCCGCAAGCTCGGGCGACCTCCCCAATGGACAGGTGTGCCGCCTCCCGTAGTCGCTGCGCTTCGCCGCTTGTCACGGCAGCACGCACCTGTGAGAGGCGCAACAGATGTGCTGTTTGAGCCATGACGTGAGCTTAGCCGATACCTTGCCACTTCGCCACCATTGTCACTAAGAACTCACTATGCCGTTGTGGCTAGGACTTACTAGGGGTGGGTTGCATGGGGGGCGTTGCGGTGGGTTGGCGGTCCGTCGCCGTGATTTGGTGGTCCTTTGTAGTGTCGATCGTGGGTCGATCCGTTCTTGTGCGTTCCTATCGAGCCCTCTTAGAGGTGAACTCGTCGCCTGAGCTGGCGCTTCATGCGTCGACCGCTAGGCAGCCGGCGCGCCGTTCCGGGATCTAGGTCGAGCGCCGAGGCCGTCGGCGTGGCAAGTCAGTGGGTGGGGTGAGGCTAGGACGTCCCATGTCGCTGACTGCTCGTCATGCAACCACAGGTAAGACCGAGCAAGATTGAGCAAGATTGAGTCGCGCCGAAGATTCCGACCATCGACAGACTTCTGCAGGAACTTGCTAGAACCTGCTAGACGCCGAAACGGACATGGCTAGGCGATTACCAAGCCTAGCCTTGCCACATCCTTGCCGATCAGGCATCGTGGGACCTGTGACTGACGCAAACAGGTTCCCCCCAGGCTGGCGCGTTCTGTGTCTCCCGAGCAGTTGGGATCCAACAGACGACCGGTTCACCATCCGGCCCGTTACGGTCGGCTATGTAACAGTTCCTGAAGACTTCTACATGACCATGCAGACGCCCGAGATGGTCGCCCAAAGCGAGCCGACCGCGATCATCGTGAGCTTCTGGGCGTCCGAGAGTGGAGTCAGGCTCAACCGCATCACGGGCTTGGGTCCTTGGATCAAGTACTTCGCCGAGGTGGTGGACCAGTTCCCGCCCACTGAGTGGGAAAAGCACGCAGTGGGTCTCGTCGTTGACTTCCTGAGGCTGGAAGAGGTTAGGGACGCTGTTGCGGCGGACATCGCCGACATGCCGCAGCGACCACTGGAAAGCCCTTCGGCTGGCCGGCCCTCGGATGTGGGGCTACAGCGCCGACGCAGGATCACCCCGGAACACCTCCAGGAAGTAGCCAAGATCTATGCCAAGGCGCAGGATGGCGGCGAGCCACCGACACGAGCGGTCCAGTACCACTTTGACGTCTCCCACTCGACCGCGGCGAAGTGGGTTGGAGCGGCCCGGAAGTCCGACCTTCTACCGCAGCTTGAGGCTGCGGATGACTGAGGTCCCGCGAGGTCCCCTGTAGGCAAGAGGCCGCCCTCGTCACCCGAAATGACGAGGGCGGCCTGCTTGTGTCCGGGCGCTCGCCACAAGCGCCGGCCCACTGTCCGGGATCCGAGTAGCCAAGCTCTGAAACGGGGACACCCCATTGTCTCAGGCGCCACCGACACCAGGGGCGGTTTGCGGTCCGCGGAGCCAATCGAACTCGATCGTCGACAGGTCGGTGCGTGTTCCGTCGGGCATGCGGCCGCGCCGGCCGGGGCGGACCACGACCGTCACCGCGGCCCGCAGGACACCGCGGCGCTGGTCCAGGTCCATGCCCTTCCACACCGCCCACGGATCGTCGGCGCCCACCAGGTCCACAAGCGGATCCTTCATCGCGGCGGCGGCCAGCTGGCCCAGTGCCGTCTCCATCTGGCCGGTGGCGACCCGGCTGCCCTCGGCGAGCTGGGCCGCGTCGATCGTGCCCGCGCCGAACATCCCCGACAGGTCGGTGAGCCGCTGCCGCAGCAGCACCACGTTCGTCTGCAGCAGCGCCACGTCCATGCCCGACGGGGCGGGCAGCAGCAGATCGGCGGCATCCTCGCGGGACAGGCGTTCCAGGATCACGTCACGGACGAAGTCGTCGAGGACGTCCGCGCGGCGGGTGACCTTGCCCATGCGGCACCGGTACGCGGGCTGGTGCCCGACGTTCCCCGACTTCGACACGCGCATCGTCACGTTCCCGCACAGGCAGTCGGGCATGCCGCACAGGAACAGCCCGGACCCGAGCCACTTCGGCTGGTTGCCGGGCGTCGTCCGGCGTGCGGGGTCCTTCAGGACGGCCACGACGGCCCGCCACGTCGGCTCGGGGACGATGGCCGCCCACTTGCCCGCCGCGATCTCCTGGCCCTTGTAGACGGCGATCCCGGCGTTCCTGGGGCGCAGCAGCATGTCCCGCAGGTCGATGGACGTCCACGGGTTGCCGCGGGTGGTGGTGACGCCCCCGTCGTTGAGGCGCTTGACGAGGGACCGCAGGGACGTGCCGGTGAGGATGGCCTCGCTGCATTCGAGGACGTGCCGTGCCTCGTCGGGGACGAGCTGGTTGTAGTCGAGCAGCTGGATCTCGTAGTCCTCGCCGGTCTCCTTGTCGGTGGCGGTGCGGGTCTCGCCGGTGGGGGCGCCCCAGCCGAAGGGGCGGATGCCGCCGGACCACTGGCCGTTCTGCGCGGCCTGCAGCCGGGCCCGGCGGACACGCTCGCCCTTGTGTTCGGATTCCTGGCGGGCGACGGCTCCGAGGATGCGGGCGGTCATCCGGCCGGACGGTGTGGATAGGTCGATGACGCCGGCCTGGCAGGTGTGCGTGGACACGCCGCGCCGCTCGGACAGGTTGATGTACTCCTCAAGCTCCAGCGGCGACCGATGCAGCCGATCGGTATGCCAGGCGATGACGACGGTGGCCTTGCCCGCGTCCAGGTCGGCGAGCATCCGGCGGTACTCCGGGCGGCGCTTGCCCGAGAACGCGGAGATGTCGTTGTCGATGTAGACCTCGACGACGGTCCAGCCCATACGCTTGGCCAGCGCCTCGCAGTCCTCGCGCTGCCTGTCCACACCGAGGCCCGCGCCGGTGCGATCCTGCGAAATGCGCACGTAGATCACGGCGCGAATGCTGCTGTCCATGTCCACAGGATGCCAGCTAGGTGTGTCCCAGTCTCGGTTTCGTGAACCCGAAAGGTAGGTTGAGACACATCAAGATGAGGGTGACCGTAGGTGACTGACAAAAAATGGCCGAAAGGGTACCCAGATTGTGAGTACCCCTCGCGGTGACCAGCGCTTTTCCCCGGACATGGGTCGGCCCCCACCGCCGGGCTTGGATGCGGTGAGGGCCTTGCCGCCCTCGGGGGATGGGCGGCCGTTGGTTACCGCCCGCGCGCCGTCAAGGGGGTGCTGCGGCGCGCGGGCGGCGTTTCTGGTGCCGGTTGTTCAGGCGGGCACTGCTCGGGGTCCTCGTGGAAGATCAGGCGTATGTCCGCAGTGGACTGGCGGGCGATCCAGTGGACGATGCCGTTCTCGGCGTGCTGGCCGCATGCTGCGCAGGGCCCGGAGTCGCGTTGGGGCTCGGCGTCCCACATCGGGCTCATGAGGGCATCGGTCCCATGCAGCGCGGGCACTCGCACGGTGGGAACACACTGCTCTGCATCGGCCCGCTGGCGGGCGGGAGACTACGGGTGACGGCCGGCGTTCGTTCTAGCGTCTGGCGGTCGACCTGGTAGACGCGGACTGTCAGCCCCGGACTCGGTTCGCTGCTGTCTGTGGTCACCGTTTCAACATGGCTCGATACGGTGCGTTGCGCGGCGTCGCTGTAGGCGTCAAACCGGCGACATGATGGGCGTCATTTCGGTGTCACTCCGGACGCTGCAGGGCTACCGTGATCTGTATGAGCACACCGAACGCCACGCTCCGGGCCGTCCGTATGGGCATGCTCATGAGCCAGGACGACTTCGCCCGCGCCATCCGCGACGCCGGTACCCGTGTCGGCCAGCCCAACGACGCCAACAAGCGGCTCGTGCAGCGCTGGGAGTCCGGAACCACCACCGCACCCCGTCCCGTCTACGCCCGCGCCCTGGAGACCGTCACGGGGCTGCCCATCGAATCCCTTGGCTTCACCATCCCAGTGCCGCAGGCCCGTGTCGCCGACGACGGCCACGGCGGCCACGACATGGAATCCTCCCCCGCCGCCGTCACCTCTGCCAGCCCGACACCGCAGCCCGAACCGCTGGGCGCGCGGGGCAACTACTCCGGGGTGTGGCTGTCCCGGTACGAGTACTTCTCCAGCGGCCGGGACGCCTCCTACACCGGGCTCCACTACGTGGTGGTCCTGCAGCACGGCAACCGGCTGACGGTCCGTTCCCTGCCCGGGTCGTCGGACTCGCCGCTGACCATAGACCTGGAGATAGACGGGCACGTCGCCACCGGCACCTGGACCGAGCAGACCGCGACCGGCGGCTACTACCGGGGCGCCCGGTACCACGGCGCGATTCAGCTCCTGGTGGAGCCGACAGGGCGCCGCATGTCCGGCAAGTGGGTTGGCTTCGGCAAGGAGTTCGACGTGAACACCGGCCCGTGGGAACTCGTCTTCCAGGACGCCTCAACGAACCGGGCGACCCTCGACAAGTACAACCACAAGCCCGACGTCTGACCCCGGATACGACGAAGCGCCCCATCACTCCGGCAGATGCCGAGGTGATGGGGCGCTGTCGTGTGGGGGGATCAGGCGGGCTCGGGCCCGATGTTCTCCAACCGCAAGTCGAACGGGTACGTGCTGTGGGCGTACACGAGGCCGCTGCCGGTGCCTTGGTGGACGAGGGCGGCGGTGACCTTGCCGTTGCCGTCGATCTGGCCGGACGTGACGGTGAACTGCGGCGGGTTGGTCACGTACTCGAACGTCAAGCTCGGGTACATCGACGGCTCGCCCTCGGAGAGGGGAGTACCGGCCCCGGTCCCCATGTAGACGTCGATGGCGCCGGCGCTGGTGAGCGCTGCCCAGTCCAGGAAGTGACTGCCGACGTGCATGAAGTCGCCGACGATCTGGATGCGGTCGCCGACGGCTGCGGTGATGGAGCACTGGAGCAGGGTGCCGCCGGAGGTCTGCACGACGGCCCAGGACGGGGCCGACGGGAGGCCCGAGAGGTTGTCGTTGATCACGTGCACGCTCGCGGTACGGATCGCGGAGCCGCTGCCGGACGATGGCGTCTGCCAGGTGGCCGTGGTCGCCGACGTCGCGGTGAGGACCTGCCCGGCCGTGGGCGTGCCGGAGACGAGGACGTCGCCGATGTAGCGGGGGTCTTTCAGCACCGTGTAGGTGCCGGCGACGGGGGCGGGTTGAAGTACGTCGGCCAGCTTCACGGAGGCCGCGGCCTTGGGCAGGGTGACGTACTGGATCCAGTCAGGCCCGTTGGTCAGCATCGCCGTGACCGTGTACGTCCAGCCCGTGGGGTTCATGCCGGTGGCGTCGGTGGCGACGAGCTGCACGGAGAACTCTCCGTCGACCAGCGGCACCTCGACGGCGCCGCCGAGCGTGACGTCCTGGGCGCCGATGACCGCCAGGTCCGGGGCGGTGAAGATGAGCTTGCCCTGCATCCACGCCCCGTTGGGCAGGACCAGCGGCTGCCCGGAGGAGACGGTGACTTTCTCCACGCTGGAGAACGGCATCAGAGCCTCCTGTAGGTACCTGTTGCGGCGAGTGCGGCCAGGCCGAGGCCGCCCTCAGTGGGGGTGGGGCTGGGGGTGTCGTCGCGGTGGCAGGCCAGGTAGTCGGGCTGGTCCGGCATGGGCTGCAGCGAATAGCCGTCCGGACAGCTCGGGCCGGCCGGACCACGGTCGCCGGCGTCGCCCTTCTCGCCTTGCGGTCCGGGGACGGTGGAATCCGCGCCCGGTTCGCCCTGCGCCCCCTGTGGGCCCGGGACGGTGGAGTCCGCGCCGGGCTGGCCCGAGGCTCCGGACGGTCCGGGCGACGGCGTGATGGTCGGTGCGGCCTTGCCCGATGGCCCCGCCGGCCCGGGTGGACCAGGGATGGGGACCGGCACTTCCGCCCGGTCGTTGAGGTTCTTCACGGCCTTCGTCGGGTCCGGCGCCACGGGCGTCTTACCGGCGGCCTTCACCTGCTGCCGGAGCGCCCGCACGTCCCCGGCCAGGGTGGACACGGCCGTGCCCCGTAGGTCGGCCTCGGCGGCCAGCTTGTCCGCCCGCTTGTCCGCGCCGTCTATACGCGCCCAGATGATGGTCACCGCACCCACCAGGACGACCAGCACACAGACGAGCAGGGCGCTACGCCACCGGGGGGCGAGGAGGAGCTGAGCGCGGGTCACGGCGGGGTTCCTCCCAGCTGGGTGATGTGGGCGCGCAGCCGGGTGTTCTCGGCCTGGAGGTCGGTGACCTTGCGGTCGAGCCGATCGCGTTCTTCCTGCAGCTCGTTGGTGAGCGAGGTGTAGCCGTTGAGGGCGGTCTCGCCCTTCTTCCCGAGGTACGCCACTGCCGCCCCGGCGACTGCGCCCGCACCGACGAGCAGGGTGCCGAGCGACGTGGCGTCCAACGGGCCCTCCTGCGAGGTGAAGAGTCAGACGCCCGAGGCCGTCGACGCGGAGTTCTTGTCGCCCACCACGCGGGCGACGAGGCCCTTCACGAGCGAGCCGACGGCCGCGATCCCGGCGGTGCCGACGGTCTGCCAGAACGCGGCGTGGAACATGTCGGCGGGACCGGCCGCGAGGGCGACGCCGCCGGATGCGACGAGGAACGTCCAGACGACGCGCTCGCCCAGGTCGCGGGCGTAGGTGGCGGCGGTCTTGCCGAGGGCGGGGAAGTTAGGAGTAGCCATGGCAGATCCGTTTCTGCGAGATCAGGAGACGACGGTGAACAGGCCGGTGGTCTTGCCGAGCTTGGTGAGGGATGCGCGGCCGGGGATGCCGTCGGCGGCCGTGCCGGAGTAGCCGAGGTGGCGCTGATAGGCGGCGTAGGCGGCGACGGTGGTCGTGCCGTAGGAGCCGTCGTGGGCGTACTGCGAAGTGAGGTAGCCGAGTTCGAGCAGGGCGGCCTCCACGAGGTGGACACCGGCCGCGTAGGTCTGGTGGCCCTGCGCGGCGTGCGGGTCGGTCCTGGCGGCCTGGGCGAGCTTGGCGAGGGACACCTTGGGCTTCGCGTTCGTCACCGGCTGGGTGGTCGTGCCGGCCGGGCGGGGAGCGCCAGCCTGCACCCAGACGTAGAGGTACTTGCCGGGGCAGGCCGTGGCGTAGCCGTCCTTGTGCCCCTTGATCTCGTCTCCGGCGCCGCCGTCCTGGCGCAGCAGCTCGATGGCGTCACGGATCCCGCCGAGCATGGCGTCGGTGGGCTGGGTGAGGCCCTTGTCGCCGACCATGCCGCACACCGCGTAGTGGGCCTTGTTGAGGGTCTGGTTGCCGTTCGCCGCGGTCTTCTTGTGGACGCCGCGGCCCTCGTAGACGTAGCCGTGCGGGCAGACCAGGAAGTTGTAGGCGATGTCGCTGTAGTCCTCCTTGGCGTTGGCGAGGTGGGCCGCCTGGATGGCGCGGACCCGGTCGTCGCACGTGCCGTGCTGGTCGGCGTCGGCGAGGCTGGCGGGCACGGTAGTGCCCTCGTAGTGGACCTTCACGCCCTTGGTGCTGGCGATGTGGACGAGGTCGTAGCGGGATGGTCTGGCGCCCCACTGGGCGCGGGTGACGAGCTTCAACGGGCCCTCCAGGGCATGAAGAAAAACCCGGCCGGATGGCTCGGGGCGGCGGGGGCGTGGGGGTGGATCAGGTGATGGCCATGGCTCCGGAGAAGTCGCCGGACTCGCCGATGTCCTCGACTTCGACATAGGCCACGTTGCTCGTGCTCGCGGCGATCAACGCGTTCCCGGTACCGCTGGCCCGCACATAGGTGGCGACCAGCGCGGCGGTGACGTCGGCACTGGTCGAGTTGGTGCAGATGTTCTGGAAGTACACCGGCGCGTTGGCGCCTGCGGCGGGGATGGACACCCGGACCTGGTCGATGTAGGCGGTGCCGCTCGTGTTGGTCTTGCGGACCCGGACGGTGACGGTGTCGGCGGCTATCGAGGACTGTGCGAGGCACTTGAGGGTGACCCTGTACGCCCGCCCGGCCTCGAACGTCACGGAGCCGGTGGTGAACCCCACGGTCTCCGTGGTGGTCACCGTGGAGGTGTTGGCCGTCAGCGATGTGTACTCGATGGTATGGGGCGTGTTGTCGTTGAGGCGCTGGGCGGTGCCTTTGTTCCCGGCGAGCCACGTGGCCATGGATCCCTCCTACAGGGCTGCGTATGGCGAAGTTGCGAGGCTGACGTCTGTGCCGCTGGCCTGTGCTTTGCTGGCGCCGTTGACCGACCGGATCACGGTCATGGTCTGCGGGCTGGTCGTCGACACGGAGGCGTCGGCGATGAGGCGCAGGGCCCACCAGTACGAGATGTCCGTGGCGGCCGGGGTGCCGCCCCACCGGCCGCGGGTGGTGGCGCGGGATGCCAACGCGGGCGCGGTGAACGTCTGCTTCAGGAACGTCCAGACGCCGGCCGCCACCACCGTTGCGGAGCCGGTCGACGACGAGATGAACACGTTGGACGCGTCGTACCAGTCGACGGCCGTCCGCAGGTCCGCCCAGCCCAGCGGGGAGTACACCCAGCCGCACACGGTGTACGAGGCGCCCGCGGTGACGGAGGCGACCGGGCTGCGTACCGCCGAGTTGACGCCGCCGGATGCCGAGCTGCCGTTGGGTACGCACTTGATCGATGCGTCGGCGCCGTTTGCGGTGTTGATGATGGTGGTGTTGTAGGTGAGCGCCGAGTTGGAGGCGGACCAGCCGCTGATGGTTCCGGCCAGCAGCAGGGGGTCGTCAGCGAGGTTGACGGTTGTGCCGAGGCTGACGACGGTCATGGTCTCGCCGCCGACGCTGATATTCCACGGGGTGTCGCTGTGGTCGGTGGTCCATACGGGGCCGCTGGCGGTGGCCACACTGATCGAGGTGGCCGTCGAGGTGTAGGACGCGGCCAGGGTCGACCCGGCGGTGTCCGGGCGGCCGTAGTCGGGGTCCTCGACGATCCAGATGTTCCACGGCCCGGCCGGGGTGCAGTTGTAGGTGATGTCCCAGTCGAATTGGCCGATGACCTCGGTGTAGCCCTGCGCGAGCAGGTCGATGGTGCCCGGCGCCATGGAAAACGGCGGGTTGGTGATCTGGATGCGGTCGCCGAGGTCCACGGCCTGGACCTGGGCGCGCAGGGCATCCGGGACGGCGGCGAGATCGACGGCCACCACGGGCCAGCGGGACTCATCCCACGTGGCGAGGTAGACCCGCCACGCGGCGTGCTGCTCGGGCTGACTGTCGTCGCGCAGGTTCAGGGTGACCGAGGTGCTCACCTTGCCGATGCCGCCCTGGGATGGCGGCAGCACCGACAGCGGGCCTTCGAGCTGACGGGCGATGCCGGACGAGCCGTCTTGGCGCTGCACCGTGATGGTGTTGAAAGGCGCCTGGTCGTCCTCTGCGGGCTCTAGGTCCGGTGCCACATGCCCCGCCGTGGGGTAGTCCAGAGTGAGCGCCACGTCCTGGTCGTACAGGTTGGCGCGGCCGCGGTAGCGCAGGGCGAGCCGGTCACGCCGGTCGTGCAGGATGCCGCCGTCGACGTCGGCCGCCTGCCCGAGAGTGTCGAGGATCGTGGTGATGCGCTGCGGCCCGACCCGCTCCTGCTCGGACCGGATGCCGATGACGGACAGCGGGATCAGTTCTTCACCGGCCACGCGCATGAGCCGGTCGCAGGCGTACTCGCCGGTGTAGGCGGTGATGGCGTTGACGTAGGCGTTGGTGGTGCTGGTGCCCCAGGCGGAGATGTGGCCCAGCGCCATGCCGTCCAGGGCGGCGGAGTAGCCGTCGGTCGGGGAGACCACGGCCGTGGGCCGGCCGATGGTGCCGGAGTAGGACCCCGAGACGGCACCGGCGTCGCCGCCGATGTCCTGCCAGGTCAGGGACCAGTTGACGGTGCCGCCGGACTGCACGATGGACAGCCGGGCTTCGTTCCACTGGTTGTACAGGTCGGTGCCGGTGGTGAAGTCGTTGGTGAACACGGTGGCGCCGTCGGCGTCCAGGCCGATGATGCGCGTCAAGTCGTTGCGCCACTGCATTTTCCAGTCGGCGACGGTGCCGGTGGAGAGCACCCGCATGAACGTGTACAGCGTGGTGTTGACGGTGTCGAGGCGGTACACCCAGCGCATGAGCCAGCCGGTGATGGCGGCGGCCGGGGGCGGGATGGTGCCGCGCATCTGTGGCAGGTCGGAGCCGCTGGCGAGTACCGGCAGTGGGCCGGAGCTCACCAGGGAATCGGCCGAGGCCCACGTGAGGTTGGTTGCCCGTAGGGGCGCGACCCCTTGGATCGGCGAGAACGCCTGGGTGGCGTCGGAGCCCTCTTCCATCGGCCAGTACGCCAGGGGACTGTAGGAGGGGATGCGGCGGCGCAGGGCCGACTGCAGCTCGTCCTCGCCGCTGCCGAGGCGCCGGGTCTGGCCGGCGGCCTCGACCAGGGTGTAGACGTCCTTGCCGGAGACGTCCCTGCGGGGTTTCCAGGACTTGACCTCGCCGGTGAAGCGGTAGTCGCGGGCGCGGATCGAGGCGGTGCTGTTGACCGTCCAGGTGCGGCCGGCGGCGTCCGCGAAGGACGTGGCGCCGGCCGCCACGGCGCGGAAGTCGGGGTTGGCGACGACGGTGCCGCCGATGACGGAGCGGACTTCGAAGCGGGTGGCGTGGCCGATGAACGGCAGCCTCTGCGGGGTGGTGGTGGTGTCCGACGGGCCGATGCGCACGGCGGAGGTGGTGGACTGGATGGAGGTCGAGCCGACGCCGGTGAGCGGGCCGGTGAACACCTCCCAGGGGCCATCCAGCGAGTCGGCCTGGTAGAAGGTGAGGTCGTATCCGCCGGCGCCGTTGTTGACGTCGAGGGTGACGCGCATCGCCTTGCCGCCGTAGTTGACCGTCGAGGTGAAGCCACCCAGCGGGGTCGCTGCGGCGTCGTACCAGTTGAAGGTGATCGTGCCGTTGTAGCAGCGCAGGATCCATGACCGGTCGGCGTCGACGGTGCCCCACTTGCCGAGGATGCCCTGGCTGATGGCGGTGTTGGTCAGGTCGGCGTCGAACTCGCACCGGATGTCGATGTCGCCGGTGATGTTCAGGGCGCTCACGTGCGGGGTGGACACGTACCCGGTGCGCAGCTCGTCGAGCTCCAGGTGGGACGAGCTATCCGGGACCGAGACCCGGATGGGGGTGTTGCGGCCGATCAGCCCGTACAGGTCGGACTCGGGGTTGCGGCTGTTGTACCGCTCGGTGCGGTCGTCGAAGGTCAGGGTCAGTTTCGACGGGTCGACGCGGGCGCCCTCGTCGGCCCGGCCGCAGCCGATCTGGATACGGTCGCGCAAGTAGACGTCGTCGGTGACGTCGGTCCAGACGCCGGCGAGCTGCAGCTCGACCATGACGTCCAGCGGGGTGGCTGGGAAGGCCATGCTTACCTCCTCACTTCCCGAAGGCGCGCTGGACGTTGCCGCCGCCGTCGACCCGGACCCACTTGCGGACGACCTTCTTCAGTTCGCTGTCGCCGCCAGTGACGTCGACGACGACCCGCACCACCTGCGCGCTGCGGCGCATCGGAGCGGCACCCGTGAGGGGCGCCGTGGCGATGCTCTGCGCGCCGGCCCCGGAGACGCCGGCCACGACCCCGGTCATCGCGGCCGTGGCCGTCGAGGCGCGGGAGGTGATGCCCTTGGCGAAGTCGGTGACGAGCTTCTGCCCGGAGTAGGTGGTGTAGCCGGACCCGGAGAACGGGCCCTTCTTGGCCGGGGAGAACGGGAAGTAGTCGCGGACCTTGCCGACGATGCCGGACACGTTGTTGCCCAGGGTGGAGGCGTAGGACTTGATGCCGTTCCAGAAGCCCACGAGCAGGGCGCGGCCGGCGTTGTACAGGCGGCTGCCCAGGTTGCCGACCGCGCTGACGATCCGCCCGGGCAGGCCTCTGGCCCAGGAGACGGCTTGCATGGCGACGGTGATGTTCGCGTTCTTGAAGCGGTTCCAGGCGCCCGCGCCAGCGGTGTACAGCCGTGAGGCGAGGGAGGACACGGCGGCGATGAGCCGCCCTGGCAGTCCCTTCACCCAGTTCACGGTGGCCGTTGCGATCCGGATGGTGCCGTTCTTGATGCTCGACCAGTGCTTGATGATCAGGCCGGGCAGGGTGAAGTTCAGGAACAGCTGGACGAGCCGGCCAGGGATGGCCTTGATGAAGTTCCACACCGCGTTCCACGCCGTGACCGTGGCGCGCTTGATGGTGTCCCAGTGCTTGATGATCAGGCCGGGGCCGGTGAAGTTCAGGAACAGCTGGGTCAGCAGGTGGAAGCCCTGCTGCAGGAGGTTCCACACCCAGTTCCACGCGGCGACCACCGCCGTACTCATGGCCTTCCACGCGGTCTGGAACCAGGTGGTCTTCGTCGCGATCAGCACGATCACGGCGACCAGGGCGATGATGCCGATGATGATCCACGTCAGTGGGTTGGCCAGCAGCGCCGAGTTCCATGCCCACTGCGCCGCCGTCGCGATGGACGTCGCGACCGTCCAGGCCGTCGTCGCCGCGGTCCAGACGACCGTGCCGACCTGGACCAGCAGGATCGCCGCGGCCACGCCTGCGAGCACCGCCGCGAGTGGCTTGAAGATCTGCTGGTTCTTCATCGCGAACTGCACGAAGTGCCCGGCGATCTGGGTCGTCGTCATGATGGCGCTGCGCTTGAAGCCCTCCAGCGCGGACTTCGGGTTGTCGCCGACCGTCTTGGCCATCCGGTCCGCTGCCCCGCCGACCTGGCCCAGGGCCTGCACCGCCGAGGACGGGTCCAGCGCGTACAGAGCGGCGCCCATGTCCTCGGCCTGCGTGCCGAACAGCTCGGTGGCGATGGCGGCCTGCTGGACCGGGTCCTTGATGCCGCGGAGCTTGTCCAGGGTCAGGTCGAGGGCGTCGGTTGCGGACTTGCCGCCCTTGCCGATCTTCGCGGCCATGTCGCCCGCGTTGAGGCCGATCGACTGGAAGCCGGCTGCGGTGGTCTTGGAGCCGTCGATGGCGCGGATGGAGAACTCCTTGATGGAGTCCGCGACCAGGTCGCCGTCGCGGGCACCGGCCTTGAGGCCCTGGGAGATCAGGCCGGTGGCCATCTCCCCGTCGATGCCGAACTTACGGAACTGCGTCCCGTACTCGTTGAGGGTGTCCAGGAAGTCGCCAGCCTTGTCGGCGCCCTTCTGCAGGCCCGCTGTGACGATGTCCAGGGCCTCGTCGGCGTTCTTCGCCAGGCCGGTCTTCATCATCTGGCCGACCGCCGCGGTCACGCCGCCCAGGTCCTGGTCGAAGGTGTCCCGCAGCGCGATGACCTTGGTGGTCACGCCCTCCAGGCCGCCGGTCGCCGCCGAGGTGTCACCGATGTTCTGGTAGACACCCTTGATCGCATCGTTGACGTCGGCGGTCGACTCACCCCAGGCGTTGGAGTAGACGTGCGCCGAGACCTTCGCCAGCTTCGCGGCCTCCACCGGGCCGACGCCCAGCTGCGCCGCGAGCTTGTCGTTGGCCGCCTCCATGTCCATCGACGCGGCAATCGACGCCCCGATGCCGACACCCAGGGCTGCACCGATGCCGGCGGAGGCTGCGCCGAACTTCTCCCGCATCGAGCCCAGCGCCTCGGACGCCTGGTCGCGGGCCACGAGGTTGAACACGAGGGAGGTGTCGGACGCCATGGGTCACCCCTTCATCTCGGCGGCTTCTTTTTCGCGCTGCTCCTTGTAGGAGTCCAGCCAGTCCAGATAGGCGTCGGTCTCGGCGACGGTGAAGGTCTCCCAGTCGCGGGCTTTGATCCCCAGAAGATGGGCGGCGTTGCCGAGCTGCCTCAGTCGGCGATCGGCAGCTGGGCTTTTCCCGTGACTTCGAGGTCATCGAACGCCGTCTCGATCTCCTCGTCGATCTTCTGCAGGGCGTTCGCCAGCTCATCGCCGTGCAGCGTCTTCAGCACTTCTTCGCGCTGCACCTCGTACTCCTGGCGGGAGTACTCCAGCTTCACCTCGTCCCAGAAGAACTGGACGTCCTCCCACTTGATCCCGGCATGGTCGCGGCGCAGGAAGGTGAACAGCAGTGCCCGGCGCGCCTTGTCGTTGCCGCGCAAGACCTTCTGTGTCCACTCGGCGAAGTCCAGGCCGGTGTGGCGTTCGATGGCCTCGCGTTCCATCGTGTTCAGCCGCCGGAAGTCGTACTTCCACCGCTTCGGTTCCTCGGAGCCCTCAGGCTGGTACGTCAGGTACATCGCGCTACTCCCCTGCCCGGTCGGCGATCCGCCGGGCCATTGCTTCCATGGCGTCGAGGACGGCCTGCTTGTACTGGTCTTCGCGGCCTTCCATCGCGTGGTCGAACCACAGCTGCTTGCCGGTCTGGGTACGCCACGGCTCGTGGCCGAAGGTGAGCGTGCGCCAGCCGCCGGCGCGTCGCTGTGTGCGGCGGGGAGCGTTGGCGAACCCGCGCAGCCCGGGGGTCTTCTTGGCCTTCACTCGGGCACCGGACCAGCGGCCGCCGAGCTTGACCTCGGGCCTGATCTTCTTGGCGATGCTCGAACGTAGGCCAGGCGAGGACGTGCTGAGCCCGGCCGAGGACATCGACATGATCCCCGACTTGGCCAGCTCGGCCGCGGGCTTGAGGGCCTCGCGCATGTTCTTCGCGAGCTCCTTGCGCAGGGCCTTGCCGTCCTCTTCCGCACGCAGCGCACGGTCCAGCGCGGCGATGCCCTCGGTGGAGACGGACACGTCCAGTAGAGGCCTGGCCATCAGGCCGTCGCCCTCGTGACCGCGCCGGATGTCGGGTAGGAGACGGAGACCTTCGCGTCGTCGCCGACGCTGCCGGAGATCGGGTTCCAGCCCTTCACCAGCACGTTGCCGGTGTACTTCGGGTTAGAGGTGCCGACCGCGGACTGGGTGGCGCGCGTCTCGAACGCCACGACCGTGCCGAGCAGCGGCCACATGATCGAGTCGATGGCGGCCGCGGCGACGTCCTGCTGGAACTCCAGGGCCAGGCCGCCGGACTTGATGCCGCCGAGCACGACCTTCCAGCCGAGGCTGCCGTAGGTGGTGACGTCCTTCTCCTCCACCTCCACCGTGAGCTCGGCCTTCTTGGTGTACGTGGACAGGTCGGTGGCGTTGAGGCTGAGGAACTGGGCGGTGAGGACCATGAAGGCCATGACGAACTCCTCGGAGATCAGGCGATGCCGAAGGCCATCGCGAACAGGAAGGACGGCGAGGTGCCGCTGATGGTCCAGGCGACCCGCCACCAGTCATCGGTGATGGCGCTGCCCGACGTGCTGAGGAACTGCCCGCCCACCGCGGTGGCGGCCGCGAAGGTGAGCTGCGTTGCCGCCGAGGGAAAGCCCGTGGCGTTGTCCGACTCGACGCGCGCGGTGATCGTAGGAGTGCCGGTGCCGGCCACTGACAGGACGTGCAGCGACGCGTAGAGCCGCTGGCCCGCAGTGACGGCCCCGAGCTGGATCGAAGTGCCGGTGCCGGTCGAGGTCCGCGCGGTGCCGTAGGGGTGCGAGACCTGGCCCCGGGCGAGCTTGCCGGAGCCGGTGACTTTCCCGGACCACGGGGCCACGTCGCCGACCTGGCCGCCGAACTTGAGGTTGTCGCGCAGGCCGAGGCCGAGGTAGGCGAGTTGGCCGACCGTGGCGTCGGCCGGGCAGATCGTCCAGGGGCCGGTGCCGCCGAGCTGGGCCCAGGAGGCGTCGTCGACCTTGGAGTCGTCGCCGGCCTCCCAGAAGCCCTCGCCGTTCATGGTCCACGAGCCGAGGCCGCCCTGGACGGCCTTCCAGCCGGCGGACCGGTAGTTGGTGACGTCCTTCTCTTCCACCTCGGCCGCGATCTCGGCCTTGTTGGAGGCGCCGGAGAAGTCGCACCCGACTCCGAACAGCCTCACATCTGTGAGGATCTGGCTGCTCACGTCAGCTACTCCCTTCGCCGATAACGCGGATGATCAGCTCGGCGCCCACGTAGGTGGTGCCCTGGTGCTCGTACCAGCGGTAGCCCTGCACCCGCACGACGTGGAAGTCGTGCGCCAGGCCTCCGAGCGCGAGCTCGCCGGGGGCACCGCGCGCCGCCTCGATCGCCGTCTTCAAACTGGCTGGGCCCGACCCGGACAGCAGTGCGTCCAGAGCCTTCTGTGCGGCCTTGTCGTCGCCCCGGCCGACCAGGACCCGGCAGGTGATCTCCAGCTCGTCCAGGCCCCGCCCCATCGTCTGGTCGAAGGTGACAGAGACCTCGCCGACGAAGAAGTGCGGCTCGGTGATCGCGTCGGGGGTGTAGCCGGTGCAGGTGAGCTTGCCGACGCCGGTCGGCAGGACCACCGCGCGGGCCGCGGCGGCGATGGCCTCGCGTACCCCGGAGATCTGCATACCGCCCCCTATCCGAAGCCAGGCAGGATGAACGGCTCGATCAGGTTCCACACGTCCGGGTCACGGCGGGACAGCCGCACCACACCCCACTCGGCGGAGCCGGTCACGCCCTCCGGGGAGTCCTTGCGCCGGAACAGGCGCGCGGCCTGGATCAGGGCGGCCTCGGCGACGTCGTCGGGCACGCTCGGCCAGCCGAAGCGGGCGGTGATCCGCACGCGGCTCGTGGCGGTGCCCCAGAAGCCGTTGACGCGGCGCAGGCCGGTGATGGGTTGCCCGTCCAGCAGGGCATTGTCAGGGGCCGTCTCGTAGCCGGTGACGGCCGCGAACGAGGCGCCGGAGCCGGTCTCCACGATCAGGCCGGCGATGCTGCCGATGTCGTCGACGAGGAACACATCGCCGTCGGCCTCGCGCACCACGCGCCCGCGCGGGTTGAACGTCCGCGCCACGACAGCCGGATCGAGCCAGAAGCGGCGGCCCGTGGCCCGGTCGATGCCCCGGGACGCGGCGGCCAGAGCCTTGGTCAGCAGCGAGTCGCGGCTCGTGTCGGACGACTCGATGCCGAGGCGCTCCTTCAACGCGCCGAGGTCTCCGTACTCGTTGGCCACGTCACGCCTTCTCGGTGCCGCGCGTCCGGCGGCCCTTCGGCGGCGTCGCGCGGGACGCCGCCATGACGGGCGCGGGCTTGGTCTCGGCCGGCGGCTGGTGACCCCGCAGGGCCAGCTGCTCGTCGACCTGGGCGACCCGCTCGCCCAGGTTGCGCTGGACGTAGCCTTCGCGCTCGCGCAGCAGGGCGGCGACCATCGGGTCCTCGGTCATGACTTCGCTCCCAGGCGATGAGGGTGGACCACGAGGGCCCGCCCCGGGTGGAGGCGGGCCCTGCGCGGTGGGGGATCAGACGCCCGTGAAGGACGGCGTCACGAGCCCGGTGCCCGCGACCTTCCGGGCCTGGGCATAGCGGGCGTGGGTGTAGGCGAAGTAGCCGTACACGACCATCAGCACACCGAGGCTGGCCACCTTGGTCTGCTCCGCCCGGATGTACATCGGGGCGTTCGGGTCCTCCCACAGGTGGCATTCCTGGCGGTCCACGAGGTAGATCTCGTCCTCGTTGGTGCCCGCCCCGAGGTTCGTGGCGATGTTGTTGTCCACGATCACCGGCGTGCCGTTGGGCAGGACACCGCGCACGCCGCTGCCGTAGGTCGTGGCGTAGTTGGTGCCGAGAGTCTGCGCCACGATGCCCGGCTGGCTGATCATCGGCCAGGTCGAGCCCATCGCGTTCTGCATCCAGTACCAGCGGCGCGAGTGCATGACCGCGATGTTGTCGCCGGTCGCCATGTCGAGCAGGGCGCCCTCGACCCCGGCCAGACCCTCGATGACCTTCGGGTACAGCTCGGCCGCCGTCGGGCTGGCGTCGGTGTAGGCGACGGAGGTGGCCACGTTGGTCAGGCCGTTGGTGGCCTGGTTGAGCAGCGTGGAGTCCAGCGTGGTGGCGTACCGGCGGAACAGGTCGTCCAGGACCACCGGTTCGACGCCGGCGCCGCGCTCGATGGCCTGCCGGGACAGGGTCTGCTGTCCGGCGTTGGTCTGCACGGCAGGCGACAGCAGCGTGTCGTCGATGTCGGTCTCGGACACAGCCGAGTTCTCCGACGCCTGCAGCGCCGTGCTGGTCGCGGTGGTGATGCGGGAGATGTTGACCGACATGCCCTGCGCGGGCAGGTCGTGCGGACGGCAGGAGTCCGCGAACGGCCGCCGGGCCGCGGCCGCCGGGGCGTACAGGTCGGTCAGGTACTGCGGGACGACCAGGCCGGTGAAGGCACCAGTTCCGGCCGCACGCTCGACGACCTCAGGACGCAGAACCCGCTCCTCCCGCATGTGCTGCGCGAGGCGGTCGCGGGCGTCGTAGTCGCCCAGGAACGCGGCGGCCACGTCCTGCTCGAACTGGCGGCCGCGCCGGTCCTGGTCGGGCCGGTAGGTGCGCTCCTCGGCGCCGACCCGGGCGACCCGGTCGTAAGCCGGGGCACGGTTGGCGGCCGGGGTGGTGCGGGCGGACAGGGCGGCGATCTCGTCCTCGCGGACCTGCTCGGCGAGCAGCTCCTCAAGGGCGCCCTGCCGGCGCGTGACCTCGGTGTCGGCGGCGTCGCGAGCAGCGACCGCCGCGGCGACGGTCTCTTCGGTCAGGTTGGGGTCGGAGCGCAGTGCGATCAGCGCGTCCTGGTCCTGCTGGCGTTCGGTGATCGCGGACTGCAGCGCGGTGCGCGCCTGCGCGATCAGGTCGGCGAGCGTCATGGCTCGTCATCTCCTTGCTCGATGGGATTCCAGACGCCCCGGTCCAGGTCAGACGGCCGCCCGAGGCATGGCGCCGGGCAGGCTCGTGCGCGCAGAGCGCAGGGCAGTACTCCCGCCGTCCGGCGGGAAGATCAGGGGTCAGCGGGCGAGCGCGATTTCCAGCAGCGCGCGGGCCCGGCTGCTCGTCGGCGCGGGCTCCTGCCGCAGGCTGCCGACGGTGTAGGGGTTGGCGCCGTAGCCGACGATGGCGACGTCGCCGCGGTGGATGTCGTACCGGGTGATGCGGTACTCCGAGTAGTCCGGGGACCACTGGCCCGCATCGATCCGGAACGCGAACGACATCTCGTCGACCAGGCCGGCGCGCAGCTTGGGCGCGATGTACGCCACGTCGTGGTCGGCCGGGTCGAGCTGCGGCGCGTGCACCGACAGCCCGTTCCCGTCCTCGGCGAGGAACAGGGTGCCGGTGGTGGTGCGGGCCAGGCGGCGCAGCTGGTCGTGCCCGAGGACCAGCGGCACGTCGAGGTCCGCGCGGGCCAGGGAATCGGTGCCGGCGCCCTCGGACACGATCTCGGTGTAGGGGCCGAACATGTCCCACATCTCGTAGGCCTGCTCGTACACCGTGGCGTGGCCCAGGAACTCCAGACCACCGCCGTCGCCCGCATCGCGGACCTGGACACCGGACAGGGCGGCCCGCACGGTGGCGCGGGCGTCGGTCTGCTCGGCGCAGCGGCGCTGCGAGGGCCGGTCCGCGCGCTGGCGCACGTTCTGGGCGCGGGCCGCAGCAGCGGCGGCGAGCGTGGATGCGGTCATGACGATGCTCCCGGTGCTGCGGTCGTGGGTTGCGCGGGGACGGAGCGCGAGCCGAAGAGGCGATCGAACTCGGCGAGCTGCTCCTCGGTGAAGGGCGCCAGGTCGTCCAGGGCGCGCGCCTCGGACGGGGCGAGGGTGCGGGCGTTGATGCGCGCGGCGATGGTGCGGGCGCGGGCCTCGGGATCCATGCGCAGCAGCGCGTCGGAGTTGAGCTTCACGTAGCGCGGACCGGACACCAGGTTCCGGCTGAACGCGTTCTCACGACGCGACACGGCCGGGCCGAGGTTCATGATGAGGAACTGCAGGTTCCGCTGCGTGATGCTGGCGTAGGTGATGCTGCTGCCGGACACGGCGGCGTCGATCATGTCGCCGGGGCAGCCGAAGAACCGCGCGATGTCCGCCAGCCCGTACTGGCGGGCCTCGATGAAAGCCGACTGCGAGGCCACGGCCTGAATGGGCTTGTACTCCCAGTCGTTGCCGTGGACGAACAGGTCCCCCGTCTCCACGGCCGCCTGGAACTGCTCGCGGGCGACCCTCGCCTGCTTCTGATCGATCGTCTTGGCGGTGTTCTTCAGCTCCGCCATCGGCACCGCACCACCCGCGAACCAGTCCCGGGCGAACTTCTGCGCGTTCAGCGACTCCTCGATCGTCCACGCCGCATACGCCACCGGCGACAGCCCCAGCGGCAGGCCGGCCACGGTGTACTGCTTCTCGTGCCAGACATCCCACGGGTCGTACTCCTTGCCCGCGATGACGAACTTGGTGATCTCCGAGCCGTTCGCGCGGACCGTCACATCGGCCAGCGCCACCAGCTCGACCCGCGCCGGCAGGCCGCGCCCGTCCGGGCCGATGACGCCCGAGCGTTCGGTGATGATGCCGAAGCAGTTGCCCGCCCGGTCGAGGTCGACCTGACTGGAGTACATCCACTCGGGCAGACCCACCTGCAGCCCGCCCGGCGAGACCAGGACAGGCGGCTTGGGCACCTCGACCTGGATGCCGTTGACCCGGCGGTACACGTCCACCGGCATCGTCGACACCAGGTCCGCCCGCAGTCGCAGGCACGCCCACACCGCGCTGTGCCGCAGCGCGGTGTCGTTGGTGACGTGCACACCGCCCGCCCCCGTGCGCTGCCCGCGGGCCAGCGCCAGCAGGTCCTCCGCGCTGGCGATCTGCGCGTCCCTGGTGAACACCCTCTTCAGCTTCGACCGGACGCCCATACCCGCCCCCTCACGCGAACGAGTCCGCAACGTCGTAGTCGTCAAGCACGTGCGGCCCCCGGATGAGCAGCGCCCAGCGCGCGAACGTCACCGCGCACAACGGGCTGATGTCCACCAGCGAGCTCGTGCGGTCCAGCGTCCACGCGTCTCCGTTGCGCCTTGTGCGGGCGCCGTTCACCGCGGCGGTCAGCGGTACCTGGTCGATGTGCCGGGCAGTGCTCTGGTTGAACGCATCGGCCAGCTGCCCGCACGCCTCGGTGATGTCTCCGCTCCGCATCACCGCCAGGTCGCCGCGCTCCGGGTGCTCCTTGTCCGTGGGTATGTCGATGCCCGCGGCCACCAGGTCGTCGATGAGCGACCCGGCCGGCGCACCCGCGCTCGCAATGGCCACAGCCACGGGGTTCCATAGCTTGGCCAGCTTCACCACGGCGGGCACCACCCAATCCGTACCGGGACGGCGCGCCACGACCTCCAGATGGACCTTCCCATCCGGCCGCAGCGAGGCGGCGCCGATGGACGCATGCGCACGGTCCTGGGACACGTCGATCGCGAACGCCACATCCCGGGTCGGCTTGCTCGCCTTGTCGGCCAGCCCCGGCCACGCCCCCTTCGGGACGTTCGGATCCGTCGGCGGCGTCGGCTTGCGGGTGCGGTTCAGGTACGCCCGGTCGAACTCCGCCGGGTCCAACTTCACCAGTTCCGCAGCGATGACCGCCTCAGTGACCGTGTGGCCCAGCGCGGGCAACGACGCCCACCAGGTAGCCGGATCGTCGCGCGGCATGTCCTCCGGAGCGAACCACTCGAAGTAGCAGACGCCTGGCCACTCGCCGGACTTCCACGCCGCCTCGATCAGCGCCCGCCCGATGGCCCGCTTCTTATTGAGCCACGCCGACTTGGTCGTGCCGCCCGCCGACGCCCACCACAACTGCGCCATGGGCCGCGTCGTCATCGCTGGAGAGAACGCCTGCTCCAGCCGGTCGTCCTCATGCTTGAAAGCCTCGTCAATGATCCCGAGGTCGAGCGCTGGACCGTGCCCGGCCGACTCGGTGTTGGCGGTGATACCCATGCGCGACCGGGTCGCCGGCCACAGGATCTTCTCGTTGCCGTTCGACTTGCGGATCCGTGCCCGCTTCGCCAGGTCGGAGTCTGAGATCTTCTCCCAGAACTCATCCTCCCAGCGCTGCCGCGCCATGTTCCTGTCCTGCGCCGCGTAGATGATGTTCTGCCGGTGCCACGCCATGGCCCGGTGGACCTGCAGCGCCAGGATCAACTCCGTCTTGCCCTGCTGCCGCGACACCGACAGTCCGGCCTCGCGGTGGACGAACACCCCGGTCTCAGGATCCAGTTCGAGGGCGACGTCTGTGACGTACTTCTGCCACGGCATCGGCGGCGCGCCGAGCCGCTCCATCACCTTCCACAGCTTCGGCCCCAGCGACGGCCGGTCCGGATGCCGGGGCGTACCCCAACGTGGCGGACACGCCAGCCCGTACCGCTCCAGCAGGTCCTCGGCGAACTCAGTCGGGGCTTGCCAGGTCTCCGAGGTCGTCGTCATCGTCCACCGCCCGCCCCTCCAGCAACTGCGCGAGCGTCGCCCGCAGCTCCCGGTTCAGGGCTGGCAGCAGCCTCCCGTCCTCCCCGCCGCCGCCGTCGATGTCCTTGGCCAGGCGGTACGCCATCTCAGACAGCGAGGGCTCCACGCCCACCAGGTCGCCGAGCTGCTCGACGTCGCTGCGGACGGCTTCCTCAACGGGCCCCATGACGACCCCCGTTCAAGATCATCCCCAGGCCACGGCCGCGGGGGGAGAAAAATAAAAGCTGGGCGCGGGGCTGGGAAGATGATCTAGCTAAAAGACCAGGTCAGTAGCGGTCACGGTCCGGCGAACCAGTCGACCGATGTGACCAGGCGGGTGACCTCGCTCAGCGGCTTGTTGCTCTTCTCGCCGTTGCAGTTCCTCAGGCAGGTCGGGCACTTGTTGATGCCGTGGATGGGCGCGAGGTTGTCGGGGTCGGTCTTGGCGCCGCCCTTGCTGACGGGGATGACGTGGTCCGTCTCGTCTGCTCCGGTGTGGCCGCACACGATGCACACGTCGGACTCGGCGAGGATGCGCGCGCGCACCTTGCGGTAGTCGTAGGAGGTGAGGTCGGCGCGGCCTGCCATGGCTACCTCCGGACATGCGTCGGCCCGGCCTCGCTCGTGGCGGCGGCCGGGCCGGGGTGTGTCAGTTGGGGCAGAGCAGCGCCTTGAGCGTCGTGTTGATGGCCTGGGCTTCGGCGTCGGTGACCTGGTGGTTGCTGGTGGAGAAGCGGGCCTGCGCGTTGCTCACAACATTGGCGCTGCCGCCGGTGATGCTGGAGCACTGGTTGCGCGCGTTGCTGATGGCCTTGTCCTCGTCGGCGGCCAGGCTCGGGTCGATGGTCTTGAGTGCGGCGAGGATTGCGACGCGCGTGGCTGCGTCGGGCGCTGCGGGGAGGCCGGCGGCGGCCTCGATGCTGGACGTGACGCTGGTGGGCGTGGCGCTGGTGGCGGCATTGGCGTCGTCGCTGCTGCTGCAGGCGGTGAGCGCGAGCAGGGCGGTGGCGGTGAGCGCCGCGGTGGCGAGGGTTCTACGCATGCCGTGCAGCGTGTCGTCCGGGCTGCGGTGTTGTGCCGGGTATGGCGGTTCTGTCACTGGGCTGTGACATGACGAAGGCCCCGGCTCGATGAGCTGCGGGGCCTGCCTGCGGGCACAGTTGTTCACCGAGATCGTTACACGGCGCTGACCTGCGGGTCAAGCGGCTACGCGGAGGCGGCGCTTGGTGTCGAGGGCGATGACGTCCTGGACGGCGTACCAGGGCTGTCGGGGGCTGCCGCCGGCGCGGGCGAGCTGGCCTCGGTGGACGAGCTGGCGGACGCCGCCGAGCTTGATGCCGAGGCACTGGGCGACCTGGTGGGCGGTCATGTAGCCGGGGGGCAGGTACAGGGGCTCCATGGCCCCATGATGCCCTGTGGGGCCTTTTTCGCGGCGCCGCGAGGATGGTCGAAACCCGAAACTTGGCAGCTCAGGGCCGATATCAGGGCCGAAACCGGTTTCGGATCAAGGTGAAACCGGTTTCGCCCCCGAACGGCTACCCGTCGACCTCTCCGGCGTCCTCCGGAAGGTCCGCGTATCGGACGCCCTTGGCGCCGCCGCAGCACTCCCGGATGCTGATCTGCCGGGTCGCTACCTTGTGCGGCTTCAACGCGGCGCTGAGCATCGTCGAGCGGGCCCCGGCGTCGGGCTCGTCCATCCACAACCCGTACAGGTCGGCCCGGTACTTGGCGAGGGCCTCGACGAGCCGGTGTGAGTGGACTGTGTCGACGCCGTCGGGCCAGATGGCGCGCAGGTGGTCGACGACGGTCTCGATGTCGAGCTCGGCGACGTGCTCGCCCACGGACTGCCCGGTCAGCGTGCCGGCGGCGGTGCGCAGGGCGAGCGCCCTTTTGCCGATGTCCTCGGCCTCGGTCTGTTTGATGAACGCTGCCCGCACGGTGATGCCTTCGCGGCCGCGGGCCAGGATGCCGGTGCCCTGCTCGTCGACGGAGATGTCGGTGGCGCGCAGGCCGCGGTCGTAGGCGCCGGTGCCGAGCACGTTGTTGTTGGCGCGCCAGTCCATGACGGCCAGGCACAGCCGCGTGCCGACCGAGCTCGACACGGAGGTGGGCAGGCTCGGGGCGTCGGGGTTCTGGGTGAGCAGGATCAGGATCAGCCCGTAGGCCCGCCCCTTCTTGATCAGGCGCGTGCACAGGGCGGCGGCTTCCTCCTTGTACTCGGGGTGGGTGAACAGCTCCTGGACCTCGTCGACGACGATGACGCGCGGGCCGAGGTTCTGCTCGGGGTACTTCTCGGACAGGGCGCGGGTGACCTTGCGGCCCTCGGGGACCTCGGACGCGGGCAGGGACTTGATGAACTTCGCGCGCCGCTGGTACTCGGCGATCCCGGAGCGCAGGCCGGCGAGCGCGGCCTCCAGGTCCTCGTCCTCGTCGCCGGACACGTAGCGGTGGCAGACGGGCTTGACGGAGTCGAGGTCGCCGGACCCTTTGAGCTCGTAAATCCACAGCTCAGCGGTCGGGTCGAGGGCCACGCCGAGGACGATGGCCAGGGCGCACGAGGTCTTGCCGGAGCCGGGGATGCCGCCTGCCAGCAGGTTGGAGTACATGAGGGTGATCTCGACGAGGTTGCCGCGCGGGTCGAAGCCGAACGGCAGCGGCTGGTACACGTCGGCCTGGCCGTCCTTCATCAGCGGCCACAGCTTGCGGGGCGCCTTGGCCGGGTCGCTCTGGGCGACCCACAGCACCAGGCGGCCCGGGTGGGCGCTGCGGTCGCCCTCTGGCCACACGGTGGAGATGGGGCGGCGCATGGCGGCGGCGAGGGCGGCGCGCTTCTCCAGGACAGCGGTGGCTTCAATGCCGGGCGGCAGGTCGACCTCGGCGCGCCAGCCGGGCCCGTCGCGCTGGACCTCGGCGGCGAACTCGATGCCGCGCCGTCCCTTCTTGCCTTCGATGCCGATCGCGGCCAGGGCCTCGAACACCTCGGTGCTGTCGAGGGGCCGCATGTGGCGGACGGACACGTACCGGGTGATGAGCGGCCGGTCGGCGCGGCGGCCGGCCACGCCGAGGGCGGCCAGGCATGCGATGCCGGCGAGGGCGGTCCAGCCGGGGACGATGAACGCCGCCACGGTGGTGGCGATGGTGGTGGCTGCGGTGATGGTGATGGACATGATGCGGCGGGGCCGGATGCGACGGGAGCGTTCGCGGGACAGGTTGAGCCACGCGTCGATGTCGGCGGTGGTGGCGGCTTTGGCTTCGACGGGGCGGGCTTCGGCGTCGACGACCCACCGGAACCACTTGACGGTGAGCCGCCAGGCGCCGCGCGGTGAGCGGCCGGTCAGGCGCACGACGTAGACGGGGATGCGGACGGTGTGGAAGGCGGTGACGTGGGCGAGGTAGCCGGCGGTGTAGCGGGCGGCGGTGGTGAACTCGGTGGCGTTGCGCAGGAAGGTGGGGATGACGGGCGGGGCTTCTTGCAGGTAGGCGCGGCGTTCGGCGATCCATGTGCCGTCGGGGTCGGCGGTGTCGGGCAGGTCGACGGGGCGGGGGACTTCGACGGCTTCGACGTACTCGGGTTCGGGTTCGACGGTGTCGGTGTCCTTGACGAGGCGGAGGACGTTCTCCGTCATGCTGGTCTCTCCAGTGCTCGTGTGGGTGCTGGGGCCCGGGGCGGTCGGCTGCTTGGCGGTGGACGGCCGCCCCGGGTGGCTAGTTGGTCTTCTTGGCGCGCTTGCGGGCCTGCTCGTCGATGCGGTCGAGCTTGCGGTCGATGTCGCTGAGGTCGACGCCCTCGCCGGCCAATGAGCGCTTGCAGCCGCGCACGATCAGTCCGGCCCTGCGCCACTTCTCAGCCGTCGTGTACTCGGGCTTGTCGTCGTCGTGCATCACTTGCCGCCCTTCCGAATGTCCTGCCAGACCTGCCGCAGGATGAGAACGCAGATGGTCAGGGACACGGCGGAGATGGCCACCGCGACGGCGGACAGGGCGAACGCCAGCAGGAAGATGGAGCCGCCGATGCCGATGCCGATCCACTTCGCGGCCTGCCCGGACTGCTGGGGCGCCGGCAGCGGTGCGGGCTGCTGCTGCGCCTGGACGATCTGAGCGGCCTGGACCGCGGCGAGCATCATGGCGAACTGCTCGCCCTGTCTGGCGGCCTCGACGGCGTCCTGCGAGGCCTTCTCGATGTCGGTCATGCCGTGAGTTCCTTGGCGGCGGCGAGGACGCGGCGGCCGTAGCGGTCGGTGGTTCCGAGGCGTTCGCCGACGGCCTTGCCGGAGAGGGCGGGTTGTTCCGCGAGGAGCTGGGCGATGTCGCGGATCTGGTCGGCCGGAACCTTGTGGCGGCTGGCGAGCCAGTCGGCGGCGGTGGGCTCGGCGGGCGGTGCCGGGGGCAGTTCCGGTACGGCGGGGAGCGGGCGCTTATAGCCCTTGTCGAGGGCGAGGTGCGGAACCGGCTCCGGAACCTTGATCACGGGCCGGGGGTCGGTCCGCTGGACGAGCACCGTCACCGGTTCCGTCTGGGGTCCTGCCGGGACCTCTGTCGGCTTGGCGCGGGCGAGTGCGTGCGTCCTCCAGATCGCGATCGGAACCAGCAGCGACACGACGGTGACGAGCGCGATGTCGACCTGCACCACCTTGGCGTCGAGGAGGTGAGCGGCGACCTGGGCGGCACCCATGAGTGCCAGCGACAGGAAGATGTCGAAGGCGCGGAACCAGCGCAGGGCTGCCACCACGTAGGCGTCGATGGCGAGCGGCAGCATCGCGGCGACGAGGACGCCGGCGCCCAGCGTCACGGCGAGCTGGTACTCGGCCGAGGCGGTGAAAGCGATGCCGGCGCCGAGCGACAGCCGGGTCAGCCAGGTGCGCATGGGGTCGGGGGTGTCGGTCACGTGAGGCTCCGGAAGGTGCGGGCGATGCGCGGCCAGGCGAGCAGGCCGGCGATGAACGCCCACACGGTGGGCTGACTTGCGGCGGCGACCAGGAGGGCGCCGAGGAAGCCGACGACGGCCGTGCCGAGGGCGGGGTAGGCGACGAGCAGGCCGAGCAGGATGCCGAGGGTGAGCCACTTCACGACTGGCCTCCCGCCCGGTCGATGATGGTGATGGCGCTGCGCATGGTCTGCTGCAGTTCGCCGATGCGGCCGGCGAGGTCGCGGACGAAGGCGTTCTGACCCTTGGGCTGGGCGTCGAGGGTGTCGGCGAGCAGCTGGCGGACGAGGGCGAGGGCTTCGGACTCGGTCATCGCGCGGCCTCCTCGATGGTCTCGACGAGGTTGCCGATGACGACCCGGGCGCGGCCGAGGAGGTGAGCCATCTGGACGTCGGTGACGGTGCCGTAGTCGGTGCTGGCCATGTCGGCGAGGAGCAGCTGGGCGTTGGCGATGCGGAACTCGGTGAGGGTGGGCGGCTGGCTCATCGGGCACCACCAGCCGTGCGGTCCTGCCACGAGGTGAAGGTGACCGGGCGGGCTGCCGTCCACTCCTGCAGGTGCTGGGCGGCGCGGGCGGGGTCGTCGCCGCGGAGGACGGACGCGAGGGTGATGCGGGCGTCGGAGGCGCGGCCGTTGAGGAGTTCGGCGCGGGTGGTGTCGTCCTCGAACCGGTCGGCGAGGGGGACGTCGAGTGCGGCCACGACGGCGGCGAGCAGGGCCCGGACGTCGTCGGGCAGGGTGGTGGTGATCGCTGCGTCAGGGCGCGCGATATCGTTCGTTCGGGCCATGGGAGGTCCTATCTCCTGTGGTCAAGTGGTCCCCGGCCGGCGGTGCAGTCGCCTAAGCCGGGGGCCCGCTTGCTTTGCGGGCCTTATGAAGTTGTGTTCGGGGAGTCGGTGGGCGGTGCAGTCGCCGTTCCGTACTCGCGGATGGACTTCCGTACTGCGCTGACGTCGATCCCGATCTCTCGGGCGACAGCCGATTTGCTGCCGAGCTCTGTAACGCCTTCCTCGAAGGCGAGTGCTCGCCTTCGGGCGCTTGCTGAGAGCTCGGCTTGCAAGTCGCGCTGCAGCCGGTTCTCGGCCTCAACGCGTTCGCGCCACGGGATCTCTGGCACGCATCCCACAGTACTAGGAACCAGGGTCCTAGGCAATGCCAACATGCCGTCACTTCCCCTCGCGGGCACGGGCCTTGCGCAGTCCGTCGAAGACCAGACGCTGAGCGGCGGCCAGATGAGCCGTGCACAGCAGGACCTCGGCCTGCGGGTCGACGGCCTCCGCCGTACACATCTGTCCGAAGGCCTTCGTGTACCGGCAGGTGACGATGCGCTCGGGCATTAGACGGCCTCCTTGAGGGGCTGCAGCTTCATCAGCGTCCAGAAGTCCTGCGCCTCGTACACGCACGTGCACCAGGGGCAGACCAGGGACGTCTCGCCGTGCCGGTGCCGCAGGACGGCGCCGCACACCGTGCCGTCCGGGTCGGCGGCCACGCACTTCCCGATGCGCCGGCCGCGGTCCGGGAGCGCCCCGACGATCGACAGCGCGGCGCCTTCCATCTCCCGCACCTCGCGGGCGAGGTCGCCGGCCGCCGGGTAGCTGGCCGCGATCCACTCCAGGTTGATGGACAGGCCGCGGGCGGCGGCGAACACGCGCCGTTCGATGCCACCCTCGACGGCAGGCTGGCCCCAGCCGCGCACGTACTGGACGTCGGCCCGCCATCCTTCGAGGACGAGGACGATGCCGCCGTACCGAAGGTCGAGGACGGCCTCGTTCACGGGCAGCGTGGCCCCGGCGTGGCCGCTGGAGACGCGTTCCCCGCCGGAACGGACTGCCGGGGTCAGGAAGGCCCCCAGGGCCTCGTACAGGCGCGGCATGCGGTCCAGACGCTCCGCGAGCGTGAGGGTGTCGCCGGGGCACAGGTAGCCGTCGGGGATCTGACGCTCGCAGAGCCCGCAGGCCGCGGTCATCGGGCCGCCTTCCGCTGGGCTTCGGCGAGCAGCTGCTCGTCCGCCTGGCGGCGCTTGCGGTCGCGGCGGGCGTCGAGAATCTGGAAACCGACGGCGCCCGCGACGGCGAGGTCGACACCGATCGCGATGCCGGACAGCAGCAGGACGAGTTCGGCGTGGGTCACGGCGTGGTCCCTTCGGTGGTGTCCGCGGGCTGCTCGCCGTCGAGGTCGAAGCTGTGCCAGTTGACGCCGATCAGTTCGTCGGGCACTTCCTTGCCGACTGCGGCGACGACAGCCGTGGCGACGTTGGTCGGCGTGAGGTTGGTGGCAAAGGTGAGGGTGACGGTCACGCGGGGGTCGGCCATGGGTCAGTCCTTCGTGGTGGGCTCAGTGGTGCTGAGGGCAGGGGTTTCGGTCTGGGCGAGACCCTTTCCGTCCGTCGTGCGGATGGAATCCGCCTCCAGCCGTGCGAGCTTCACGCGGTGCCGTGCGATAAGCCCGGCCTGCCTGGCGGCCTGCTGGGTGGCGCGGCGCCGCTTGTTGGCCTCGATGCGCCGGCGGGCGGCGGCTATCTGCTCGGCCACGACGTCGTCGACGTTCACGAGCGGAAGGTGTCGGGGACGGTGCGGCCGTTCTGGATGCGGCGCCAGGTGGGGCACGGGTCGTCGTGGCAGATGGCCATGGACCAGATGCCGGGCTGGATCTCGGTGAGGCGCTGCTCGGCGTTGCACGTGTCGCAGCCGCCGGGGATGGTGGCGCCGTTCAGCTCGGGTGGGATGATCACGCTTCCTCCTTGCGTATACACAAATTTGATTGATGAGATTGATGAGAATGGATCTGACCTGCAGTTTTGTGGTGACGAGAATGGTGACGAGAATGAGGTTCGGGGTGACGAGAATGGTGAGAATGGAGGTCCCATTCACGTCACCAATCCCGTCAATCTCGTCAGCCCCACCCTGTGGAGAAGTCGCAGGTCAGGCCCAATCTCGTCATGTTCGTCATGTACGTCAGCCTGTACGGGGGAGGTCTGTGCCGACCTCGCGTGCCCATGCGTCTGGCAGGTACCAGTGCGACGTCCGGTCTCGGCCGAATCCCTGCTGCTTGGATCGGATGCCGAGCTTTTTCTTGGCGCGGTCGACGGCTGACTCGCTGAAGCTCTCCTTCTTGGCTGCCTTCTTGATCTCGCGCGCCTCGTCCGAGCCGCCGAGGTCCGTGAGCCAACCCTGCAGCCACTCGGATACCTCGCTGCTCGAACCGACCGAGTCGCCGTTGGTCTCGGCCCGCATGACGTCCCGCACGGACGTGGTGGACTCGGGGCCGAGAACGAACCGAGAGACGTAGGTGGGCCCTTCGTCGGTCTCGACGGTGACTGGCTGGATGTCGTAGGTGTGAGAGGGCAGCCCGAGGCGGCCGAGGTTGTTCTTCTCCAGGCTCATGACGAACTCGTCCACGCCGTCTTCTCCTTCTTGCTTGGCGAACGCGATCAGACAGCGGATGAGCTGGCCGAAGGCGCCGGATCCGGCGATGCGGCTGAGCGGGTCCGAGCCGCCCGCCTTGGTGAAGTGGGCCAGGCCGAGGATCGTGAAGCAGTGGCGGTCCGCGGCGGCCACCAACGGCTCCAGCGCGGAGCGGACTTCGGCCGCGCGGTAGTCGTTGATGCTGGCGTCGATCATCGAGAGCAGCGGGTCAGCGACCAGGAGGCCGACGCTGTACGCCTCGGCGGCCTTGCCCATGAGGGAGATGTCCTTAGGCAGGGTGAGCCGGGCGTGCATCTCCTCGTCGTCCCGGACGTCGACGCGGAACACCAGGTCCATGTCGGCGCCGGCGGCGACCAGGCGCGGGGCGATGGTGTACGCCCACGAGTCCTCCGTCGCGGCGTAGATGACGCCGCGCGGCTTGCCGCGCAGCTCGCCCGGCAGTGTGCCCGTGGTGATCCGTGCGGTGAGCCACACCGCGTACTGGGACTTGCCGAGGCCGGGGCCTCCGGCTGCGATGGCAAGGGAGTTGAGGGGGATCCGCCCGTGCGAGGTGGGCGGGGCGCCCTCTGGCGTGGTGTCCCAGAGCCAGCGCACCGGACGGATCCGGATTGTGGAGGCCGGGGTGAGGACGAGTTGTCTGGTGACGGTCTCGTCCTCGGCATCCACGTCGGGCTTCCACTTCGGCTCGTCGGTCACTCGGCCACCGCCGGGTCGCCCGGGTACGGGATGGGCGCCCAGACCTGAACGAACTCGGTGTCGTTGTGGCCGGCCTCGAAGTGATCGGCGGCGTCCTTACCGCTCTTCGCCTGCACCACGTACACGGACTGAGCGAGGCCGCGCAGCGTCTCGACGACGGCCTCAGCGTGCTCGCGGCCCTTCTTGTCGCGGTCGGCGACGATCGTGACGTCGGCGCCCTTGAAGAACTGGGCATGCTCAGCAGTCCACTTGCCCGATCCAGCCGCGTTGCAGGTCGCTTCGAGGCCGTGCTCGACGAGGGCGTGAACATCTTTCTCGCCCTCGCAGATCCAGATCACCTTGCCCTCCGCGATGGCCCGAATGATCTGCGGGAGGCGGTACGGCACGGCACGGACGAGGCGGTTGCCCTGCTCGTCGTTGAGCTTCCAGCGACGCCCGGACTTGGCGTCTGGGTCGGGCCGCCACTGCCAGAAGTCCTTCTGATCGCAGCGCACGACACCGTGTACGAGGTGGTGCTGCTCATCGGTGTACAGGTACTGGGCGACCCGCTGATGGCCTTCCTTGCCGCACGGCATCCAGGTGTCATCAGCGGGGCGCTCGGGCCGCACGCGCTCGGGCAGCGGCTCGTCGAAGCAGTCGGCTTCGGTCCAGCCGATCGCGGCGAGGAAGTCGGTGTTGCCCTGGCACTTGTGGCAATAGATGACCACGCCGCCGTTGTTGCCCCGCTTGATCGCGACGGTGTCGACCGCGTCTCCTTCGTGGCAGATGCCGCGGGTGCGGAGGGCGCCGCCGATGTAGCGGGTGGGTTCGCCCCGGTCGCGGAGGAGGTCGGCGAGCCGGTTGAAGGCGATGCCGTCGGTCACTGGCCGCCCTCCTTGTTCTTGCTCTGCATGTTCTTTGCGACCTCTTCTGTGAGCGCAGCAGCGGCAGCGATCCAGCGGCGTCCGGTGGCGCGGACGAGGCCAGGGCTGGGCTGCTCTTCCAGTGCGCCCTGGAGGGCGCCGAGGGTGACGGCGAACCTGGCCTGTACGCGGGTGTGGTCGCGGTTGGGCTCCGGTTCGGGGAGTTCGGTGCGGTCGACGGGCCAGCGGCCGGGGCGGCGGGGGGTCTCGCCGCTGGTCTCGTCGTCCGGGGTTATGCCGTCCACGGCAGGTGCTCGATTCTGAGAAGTGCCGATGATGTGGGGGGCCGCCCGGCGCTACGCCCCCGAAGCGCCGGGCGGGGTGGGGCTCAGGTGTCCAGCGACGGGCCGCGTCGGGCTCGGCGCAGCGCCTCTTCCTCGGTCAGTCCGTCCGTGCGGAACATGTCGGTGAAGGCGTTGCCGCCGGTCGGCGTGCCGTCCGCGCCGTAGGTCGGGACGTCCTTGAGCTTGTCGCCCCAGACCTGCCGCATCGCGTAGCCGAAGGCGGGCATCGTGTTGTCCATGAACTCCTTGCCCCAGGGCGAGCTGGACAGGAGCAGGGGCAGCCGGTCGTGGGAGATCAGCCAGTCACCGGAGGTCGACCAGCTTCGGCCGCCCCGGTCGGGCTTGGCTTCGGGGTCGTCGACGACGAGGTCCAGGCCGAGGTCGATGTAGTCGTGCATGTACCCCCAGCCGAGGCGTCCGTCTCCGCGCTCCTCGTCGGCGCGACGCTGGTCCTCCACTGCGAACCCGTGCTCCCGGTCAGCCCACTTGTGTGCCTTGGGCTGGAACCATCCGAGCTGGTCGGTGATGTCGCTGAGCAGCATGTAGGTGTCGTTGGCGGAGGTGTACAGCGCGGGCACCTTGCCGAAGCCGGCGAGGTCGATGTCCGTGTTGATGGCGGGCGCGAGGGGCGCGATCCGGTGGAGCCGGTCCATCGCCTTGACGACGCGTTCCGCCTGCTCGTCCGGCCCCTCGTTGCACAGGTGGTCGTCATGACGGGCGACGACCGCGGCTGCGAACTTCTCGAAGGTGGTCACTGCGCCTCCTGGCGGTAGATGGGCCAGCCCGGTCCGGGCTGCGGCTCGGGCTTGCCCTGCAGCGCGGCCGGCGTGTGCAGCGGGCACCGGCGGCCGGGCAGGTAGTGGCGGACACCGTCTTCGGCCCGGCAGTACCTGCTTTCGGCGCCGATCCAGTGCCCGCACTGGGTGATGGGCGGCAGTGCGGAGTCGGTCATGCTGCGGCCTCGGTCCTGGTGCCGGTGCCCCAGATGGCGAGGCGGATTGCTGCCCGCTGCTCGATGGACAGGGGCGGTGCGGCGTCGGCGTGCTTCTTGACCAGCGCCCAGTAGGCGGCGCCGCCGGGCCGGGCCGGGCGGCCGGGGAATGTGTCCCCGG